ATGGCATATTTCAAAATTTGCGTACGAGCTAAGAGAAAAGACAATACGTATCCTGTTTATATTCGTGTAACCCATCACGGACAGGTAGGATATATAAAAACAGATAAAGTCTGCAAGGCTAAGTCTGTTCGGAAGGGTGAGGTAATAGATAATTACATCATCAAGGATATTTCTATTCTTATTGACGGGTATATGTCCCGGCTTAATCGTGAAGATATACAATGTTGGGATATCAGAAAGATACTGGACTTCTTGAGGAGGGATTCTAGCGCACCTTCTTTTTCTGAATTTTGTGAGGGGTTTACCTCTAAGATGGATAACGAGGGAAGAGAATCCACGTCGATAAATTATAAGCTTGCGTTAAGGCGCTTGGAGGAATATATGGGGAAAGACGACATTCTTTTCTCTGATCTTACATCGTCTATATTCAAGGAGTGGATAGATTCGATGAAAGATAGCTTGTACAAGAAACACGGCTATCCGAAGCGGATCAAGACAATGTTTATGGCTGGATGCGAGCGGTATAATAATTATGATACCGGCGAGATGCTTATACGGAATAACCCGTTTAGGGGAGTGAGGGTACCTAGACCTACAGTTCCAGAGAAAAGGGCATTGGACATTAGAACCGTTCGAGATTTTTTTGCGGTATCCGCGGAGTATGGATCAAGAGCTGATCGTGCTAGGGATGTGTGCGAGATCGTTTTTTGTCTTGCCGGAATTAACACCGCTGACCTGTATTATATGGAAAAAGAGAACCTTAGAGACGGAAAGATGTGTTACTGCAGACGTAAGACTACTAATAGGAGGGATGACAAGGCGTATATAGAGATAGCCGTACCAGATAGGCTATCTCATTTGCTTGAGAAATATGCTGGAGAAAAAAGGCTGTTTAACTTCTGTGAGACTTATGGATCAAGTAAGAATTTCAATAAATGTATAAATGAGGGAATAAGTGATATAACAAGAAAAAACGACCTTCCTCATATTTCTGTCTATTCGTTTCGGCATAGTTGGGCTACATTCGCTCAAAACGATTTCGATGCAAGTTTGGATTTAGTAGGCTTTTGCCTTAACCATGCTTCTTCCCATAGGGTGACATCTGGGTATGTTAAGACCGATTTTAGCGTTATCGACCGCTTGAATGCCAAGATTCTTGATTATGTATTTGAAGAAAAAAACGAAAAAAAGATGGAAATAATTTGCGGATTAAAAAAATGACTCTATCTTTGCCGTTGAAATAGCGAGTTGGATTTTAGACGAAAGTTTGAGATCCAACTTTTTGTGTTTATGTGTGTTTGGTCTCTTCTTTCTGTAAACTTCCATAAAACAATGACTTACCGGGTGCCTTTAAAAAAACAGGCACTATGACGATTTCTATTTCTAAAACAGCGCTGCTATCAAGATTGCAGCTTTTGGCGAAGATCATACCCGCCAAATCATCCACGCCGATCCTTTGTCATTTCTTGTTTGAGACGAGGGAAGGCCGGTTATTCATCACCGGATCGAATAGCGAGGGCCGGATAACCACCAGCCTTGAGTGCATCTTCGACGAGGAGATATCTATTTGTGTCCCGACTTCCTTATTAGAAGGACTGAGGAACCTGCCCGAGCAACCAATTGATATAATCATCAACAAGGATACCCGTGAGATAAGGATCAAGTACCATGGTGGAAAGTTCGAGGTGGTGGGTTATGCCCCATCTACCTATCCGGGAAAAAGATCGATCGAGGTCTTGGACTCTGTGTCATTGAGCGCGGAGGATTTATTCAATGGGATATCCAAGGTCATAAATTTGGCCGGGAATGATGATATCCGTCCGGTCCTAAGCTCTGTCTTTATTGAGACGGAACCGGAGACCGTATGCTTTGTCGGTGCGGACGGGCATGGTATGGGATTCTTGAGAAAGGGCAATGATAGACAGGTTGGCAAGATCTCAGTTATAATCAGCCGTCCTATAGCCTCGGTATTGAAGGCGATACTTCCGGCTTCCTCCGATAACATGGAAATGAGGGTCGGTGCGGATTGGTCCGATGTCATATTCAATGACTATGAGATATCGTTCCGGAATGTGGAGGGGAGATATCCTAATTGGAAAGCTGTGGTACCCAAGGCGAATAAGCTGGAACTACTTGTTGACACCGGACAACTGATCGGGGCTATTAAAAGGACATCGGTGTTCTCCAATAAGGCCTCATGCCTTATCGTCTTGAGGATCATTCGTGATAAGTTGACCGTATTCGCCCAAGATATAGATTTCTCGACTTCCGCGGAGGAAACGTTGGAGGTCGATTTTAACGGGAATGAGTTCTCGATCGGGATTAAGGGATCGTTGCTTCTTGAGATACTCTCATGTATCGATGACGGGCGTACGAGGCTTTCCTTTAGCGAGCCTAGCCGCGCTATCTTGATAACTCCGGAGAACCAATCCGGGAACGAGGAACTTACCTATTTATTAATGCCCATGACAATCCCGTAAGTTATGAAAGAGTTCAAAGATACAATCCAGAAATATTTGCAGGAGAGGGCGGCGGAAGATCTTCTGTTTGCCCCGAGACTTGCCAATCCTAAAAAGAGTATAGACGAGTGTTGTCGTTATATCTTGGGAGAGGCCCGTAAGCGTGGAACCTCTGTCGTGATGAGTGATACGGAGGTTTTTGGTATGGCCGTACATTATTATGATGAGGAGAATATCGAGGTCGGAAAAGTTCCTGTCGGTAGCTCCGTTTCTTCTTCCCATAAAGTAGAACTTACGGAGGAAGAAAAGAACGCTGCCCGTCAGGCGGCCATCAAAAGGTTGACCGAAGAGCAATACCGATCGCTTAAAAAGAGGCCGGCCAAGAAGAAGGTTGATGAGAGTGTCCAACAAATGAGCCTGTTTTGATATGAAGCCGAGAACGAGATTGGAAAAGTTGGTGGCGGGATTGAGCGAAAAGCTTCCCGCCATCACAAAGGCGCAGGAGGAATGGGCCAAGGAACACGTGTTCGACCATGTAGCTTACAAATGTAAGAATGAGTTGTGGTGCTCTGAATGTGGCGAGATATGGGTTAATACGGGTAATAGTAAATTGGGTGACAAGACCGAATGCCCTTATTGCCACCATCAATTAGATGTAAAGGTCAGCAGAAAGCAGAAGAACCATGAGGAGGCGTATATGTCCATCCTGCAAGTGAGAGGCGGGTTTCAGGTGATCCGGCATATACTATGTTGGAAAAACGCCCGTAGGGGAACTTCTCCGGTGTATTATGATTTTACTGAAGTTGTTCAAGAATGGATTCGTGAAGACGGAAAACGTACGATCATAGCCCGTCCAATAAATATGGGACGTAACGGATTTGCGTATAGTTCCCCTCTTAGTATCAAGGGTGAATATGGAAGTAACCCATATAATTATTACGGTGATTTATATGCGATATTTGGAGAGCTTTATCCAAGGAAAGAATTACTTCCGGAATTGAAAAAACGGGGACTGAATCGACTGTTCCCGGATGTAACCCCGTCTAAGTTGATACGTGACTTGTTGAAAGGCGGAAACGATGCGGAACTGTGTCTCAAGACCGGGCAAATATCCATGCTGAAGCACATGTATAGAAACGGCTTTTCCCAGCTTCGTTATAAGCCATCATTCAATATCTGCAACCGTAACCATTATATTATCAAGGATGCGTCCCTTTGGGAAGACTATATGTCTTTATTGGCTTATTTCGGTAAAGACTTGCGTAATGCCCATTATGTATGTCCTAAGAACTTGAAGGTCGCGCACGATAGGCTATTGGCAAAGAAAGATGCCCGTGAAGCCAAGTTGAGACAGGATAGGGATCGTGTGGAAGCTATCCGTAGGCGTGAAAAGCTCATGAAGGATATAGCCGGCTTCTACGAACGGATGGAAAAGTTTTTCGGAATGAAAATCACGGATGGTAACATAGTCATTTGCCCGTTGGAGAGTATTACCCAGTTTTATCAAGAAGGCAAGGCTATGCATCACTGCGTGTATAAACTCGGATATTACAATCGGCCGGATCGCTTGATACTGTCCGCAAAGGACACCGGTGGCAAGCGTATCGAGACGATAGAGGTGAACTTGAAGACGCTGAATATCGTCCAGTCCCGGGCCGTTTGCAATGGCGTAAGTGAGTATCACGACCAGATAGTAAAACTGGTGAAGAAGAATATGAACCTGATTCGTCAGAAATTGATAGCGTAAATTTACAAGGATGACTTACATTGAACTTATAAATAATTTTTGGGAATTGGATGAAGACTGGCAATTTACCTGCTGTGAAACGAGGCTTTATTTTTATTTGTTGAAAACAGCGAATCGTTTAGGCTGGGTGGATAGCTGGACGCGTAGCGATGCAAAGGTGTCGTCTGACGTGGGAGTGTCAGTCAATTCGATGAAAACAGCCCGTAATAGATTAGTTCAAGCAGGTCTGATAGAATTTAAATCGGGAGGAAATGGACAGCGGGATAAAACGAGGTATATCGTTAGGTGTCAAAATTTGATACCTAAACTACAACCTAAACATGAACCTAATCTTATACCTAACCGTGAACCTAAACCGCAACCATATATTAATAAGACTAAGATAAAGACTAAGAATATTAATATACCCCCCACACCCCCCAAGGGGGTTGACAAAGCAAAAGAAAAAGAGCTTTTGGAAAAGGAGGAGGCTTTACGTGTTTTGGAAGAAGAGTTGAAGAAACGGGAGGCGGAACTGGGTGCACAATCGGACAATCCACCATCCAAACCGAAAAAGCGTCCTAATCCGTTGAACTCAGAAGCAAGGAAACTTTTCGAGGAACGCTATCAGGCTCTTTTCTCATCCAACTATTACTGGAGTGCGAAAGATGCGGGAAATATGTCTTCTTTGCTCAAGAAGTTGAAATTTCAACGGGAGAAGAAGAATTTACCTATTGACGACCAAGGCGTGTTGAATGCTTTGAAGTACTTATTGGATTCAATCACTGACGGTTGGATATTGGAAAACTTCAGTGTGACGAATATTAATTCGAAGTTTAATGAAATTGTCTCACAGATAATGGCAAGGAAACAAGAACATGGAAATACTAAACATACAGACGGAGCGAAAGCCCGTGAACAACAAACCGATAGAGAAATCATGGAATATGCCCGTAGTGCCTTCAGAAAAGACGTATTCGGTGATTCGTAGATATGGGGATGGGGAAAGCTTTGCGAAGACATTCAACCCATCTTTACAGACGATATGTGCCCAAAACATAGAACGGTCCTTTTTGGGCGATGCTCCATCATTGGCATTGCTGTCGCAAACTTATCCAAATGAGCAGGTAAACACTTGGATTATTGCCCATTTGATGGACTTATACAAATTCGCAGGGGTTAAGGAGAAGCCTTCGTTTCAGCAAGTCTTGGAACTAGCTGTGATGATACGGGTTGAATATTATTATTTTAAAGCTTCTGAACTGCTGTTGTTTTTCTTCAAGCTCAAGTCAGGGGAATATGGTACGTTCTATGGTGTGGTCGATCCGATGGTGATTATGGCAGCCTTGATCGAATTCAAGGCATATCGTCGGCATCAGCGGGAGATCTACGACCGTGAGATACAGCGTAAGAAACGGGAGGAGCAATGGGCAGAATGGGAGAGGAATGCCGTTCCCTGCCCGGTACACTTGAAACTGGCGAAAGCGTTTGTGGAGGAAATACAAAATGCGGAATGAGGAATCGAAGCTCCAGCAATCCTGTATCACTTGGTTCCGGCTGCAATATCCCCGTCTGGCGAAGTTGCTGTTCGCCGTTCCGAACGGTTCTCGGCGGGATGTTGTCACTGGAGCCATCCTCAAGCGGGAAGGCGTGGTTGCCGGTGTCGCCGACTTGATTCCAAAGAAATGCTATGCCAGCCTCTGTATTGAGATAAAGTACGGCAAGAACGGGTAAAGCAACAGCCAGAAAGAATGGCAACGGCTTGCGGAGGCGGTTGGGAACAAGTATGTGTATAGATCTCTGGAGGAGTTTATGAAGCAGATGACTTTGTATTTAAGTTTTAGGGCTTTAGAACTTTTGTGTGATAACGCTTGTTTGTAATAATAAAATATTCTAATTTTGCAGTCGAGAAGAAATCTATGGAATACCCTTTTGCACATAAAGAATATAAAATTTACACTAATACATTTTTGCAAAATGTATTAGTGGAGTGGTATTATACGTCTTCTGATAAAGAGATTGATATTAGTCTGTTAAAGGAGTTTTTTAAAGATAATTTTAATATAGAACTTCCATCAGAAAAAGATGATTTGTTTCCTGTCATGATTGGTTCAACAGATCAATGTGTTAATTTGTATTTTGGGAAAGATGCATTTAAACTAAGAGTGGGTATTGATGCTTATAGAGGATTTAAAAATCTAAAACAGTTTTTTGATTATGGTACTGATTTTTTAGAGATACTTCATATTAATGAAATAAAGAATGTGAAGGTACGAAAGATTAATATATGGCCTTATGAAAATGTTGGAAGTAAAAAAACGAGTAAAGATGTTCTTTTACGAAAAATATTCTCAAAAGAATTGCTAGAAGGTGATATGATACAATCTTTGAATAACGTTTCTCAATCTTTATGGGATAAGTGCTTTGATAATCAAGAACAAGCTGAGAAAATGTGTATTAAGTATGGATTTAATTCGAATTATGAAGGTTATAAAGATCTCATGATATTGGATACATATGTTGAACGTACAAGGGTTATTAGTAATAGTGATATTATTGATAATTTACTTCAAATGAATCAAGTCCTTTTTGATGCATATCATTGGAGTGTTAATCAGAAGATTATTGAAATAATGGATAAGGAGATAGTAAAATGATGAATTTTAAGTTAAAGCTAGAAAACGACTTCTTTTCCAATGAAGATAACTTGTATAAAGTTTATGCGAAAGATAAAACTGTTAGTAAAAGTGGAAAAGTCATATTAGCGTTATGTTTAACAGTTTTGTCTAGTATCTCTTCGGCAAATAATGACCATGAATTTGTATTGCAAGAACCTTTATTTAAGTCTAATGTAGTATCAAAATCCTGTATTAAAACAGAGGATGCCTTAATGGGGTATTTAAATCAGGAGACTTGTCGTGGTCATATAGAAGATAATATAGCTAAGATTAAATCATATCCTTCAAGTTGGTGGGAAAAATATGAGGCGGAAAGACCAAAACAAGTCACTTTTGATAATGTTTTTCGATTTCTTGATGTTAATAAGAATGATGTACTATTGAAGGGGGCTGAAATTTTGCCAGAACCCAATGCTACGTTGTTGATTGAATGGGATTCTGACTCTTTTATGTGTTCTCTTTATATAGGGGAAACGGAGTTTTCCTATTCTATTCTTCCTTTAAATGACTTGGAAAAACCTCTATTAGGGCAGGCTTCAATGGAAGAAGAAAAAGCTATTCTTGAATTTTTTAATCGTCTTGAAACTGTATATGCTTGATATTACAATAAGTGAAACAAATACAGATAGACGATATACGATTGAGGATGAAGAGAATGTGATAAGATTGTTATCCATTCCGAGCTGTTTAAATTCAAATGGTCGGCTGACTCCGGTTGCCTTTTCTTTATATCATAACAATGAAGATTATGTATCAATCTCTCGCTTGTTCTATTCATCAAGAGATGAGTGTATAGAATTAGGAAAAAAGATAAAAGTTTGGGCGAGTAAAGGAGATGAGTTTGCTGGTCTTGCGGAATTGAATGCAGGAAAAATAAGAAGCATATCATCTACTCAGATATTGTTGCTTTCTAAATATAAAGAAGATTTCAAGGCTCATGCTGGTATTTCATTTAAAAATGAAAATGGTGATATTTATGTGAATATAAAGAAAGGAACTCCTTCCCCTGCTTGGTTAATTCCTTTGCAACAACGGCTTTGCCTTATATCGAAGGTAGAAAAAATAGATTTGAAAAAATAATTCTTACTTCTCTCTTGCATATTTTAAAATAACTCCTCATCTTTGCACCGTCCTATTTTATCAACAGCGGCGGGTGACCGCCGAACATATTCTTTGTGTCGGCATTTTTTGTGCCCATACATAAACGTATTATAAAGTATAACGGTTTCGTACCCCCTTGATACGGCTTAATGGCCGTAACTGCCGCTGTTGGTGTAGGACAAAGGGACAGGCGAAACCGTTTTTTTGTCTATCCACTATAACAAACAATGTTAGTTATGTCCAAACAACAGAACATTTGTTTGTCGGGGAATAATAGTACCCAACAACCAACGGCCCAACCCTCCGAAATGGGTAAGTACTCCACTCCAGAACTGCAAGCCGCATTCGATGCCGGCCGTGCTCTCGGAAGAACCGAAGGCATGCTATCTTATCAACGCCACATCATGAACCAGCTCTTTGCAGAGAATCAGAAGCTCAATCGGAAACTTCAGGAACAGAAAGGAGGCCGGTCATGAGAGAACAATATGTAAGAATACTAGTTCCCAATTATAATCCGGATCCTCTTAGCGTGAAGCAATTCTTCCAAATGCAGAGCTTTGCCAAAGACGTGCAAACCTATTTACCTTATCAAAGCACCACTTTGCTCGATTTCATGTCTATTGCCTACAACTATTGCTTGAAGACTCGGCAAAATTCGTTGGATAATATGGCCTGTTATCGTGACGACTTTAGGCACAAGGTTATGCTATTCCTGACGAAGTATTATCCTAATGGATTCAAGAAAAACAAGAAAGGTTTGTCAGATACCTGCTACAAAGAACTTTTGAAATATCGCAAGCCTCGCTTCAAACGTGATTTCCTTGGTGAGTATGAGCCAATAGAGCGCATTTGGTTTATCCTCGCATTACGTGCCTGCCACAGCTTTTTATTGTCCGGACATCTAATCGGCGATATAAATCAATTTGCCTACAAACTTGAGAAAATAGCTTTAATGATGAAAGGAGATATCTAAGGACTAAATAGTTAATAGATATTTTATTTCTCGGAAGATGTTCTTCTATTTTGAGGAACATCTTTCTTTTCTTATATATCTTAGTTAAAATAGGATATGAAGGAACATTGTTGTATTTTTTGTAATAAAAAGACTGTATCAGTGATCAATACAGAAGAAGGACCAGTTTGCTATAATTGCTACTCTGATAAAAAGAACCCTCCAAAACAGAAGCAACATCATGACAACGAAGAAGCCCGGATTCAGTCGGAGTTTTTCAATAAGGTTCCTTTATTCTTCCCGAACCTACCGGATCGGCTCCTTTTTGCAGTCCCGAACGGTGGTAGCCGGCATAAAATAGAAGCGGCTAATATGAAGCGCCAAGGCGTTAAACGAGGTGTAGCTGATGTGATCCTTCAGATACCGAAAAAGGGGTATGCTTCCCTTTGTTTGGAGTTCAAGACATCGACGGGAAAACAATCTCCCGATCAAAAAGAATACCAACGCCAAGTTGAAATGGCAGGTAGTAAGTATGTGATTGTTCGGAGCGTGGAACAGGCTATCAGGGAACTGCAACTGTATCTGGGTTAATAGATTTCCCCTGTTATATTTTAGAATAAAAGTTATGGCTGAATTGAAGTATGATCCCCGGAATTATCGCATCCACACAGATAAGAACAAGAGATTGATTCGTAAAAGTTTGGAGGATTGTGGAGCGGGGCGTTCTATCCTTTTCGATAAGGATGATTGCATCATTGCAGGGAACGGAGTGTACGAGCAAGCGCTGGAATTAGGCTTACCGGTTCGAATTGTGGAGTCTGATGGTACGGAATTGATTGCTATCAAGCGTACAGATCTCTCAACTGAGGATTCTCGGCGTAAGGCGCTTGCCCTAGCTGACAATTATACCTCTGATACGTCTGTATTTGACTTTGACGCGATCGTTGAAGATTTCAGTGCAGACGAGTTGGATGCTTGGGAATTTAAAATCGATGATCTGAATATTGATGATATCTCCATCGACGATGTGAAGCCGGACAAGGGGCGTGTCGGCAGCTTGAAAGAACGTTTCATTATTCCTCCTTTCTCAGTACTTGACTCTAAACTTGGAAACTGGCAAGACCGGAAACGTGCCTGGCTTGATCTTGGTATAAAGAGTGATGATGGCCGGGAGAAGGAGATTACATTTAGCCGATCAGCGCAACCACCCCGAGTATACGAAGCCCGTAACGTAATTCGTGAAAAAACAGGTGCCGATCCGTCGTGGGACGAATTGCAGAAGTATTGCCGGGATCATGGTATCCCGTTTATGGATGGAACCTCGATCTTTGACCCGGTACTGTGCGAGCTGGCCTACCGGTGGTTTAATATTCCCAATGGTTGTATCCTGGACCCATTTGCTGGTGGCTCCGTTCGTGGTATTGTTGCATCTATGTTGGATATGACTTATTTTGGTGTTGATCTAAGGCCGGAACAGGTCGAAGCCAACTGTAAAAACGCAGTTGAAGTATTAGGGGAGGAGTTCGGCGGGAAAGGCGGTCATAAATTTGCTCCTCTGTGGCTTTGTGGAGATAGTGTAGAGATAGATGCCCTGGCAGAAGGTTATGAGGCAGACTTGGTTTTTAGTTGTCCTCCGTATGCGGACCTAGAAGTGTATAGTGACGATCCGGCAGACCTATCGACGATGGATTATCCTGAGTTCCTGCAAGCGTATAAAGAAATCATCTGGAAGAGTTGTTCACTGTTGAAGCCTAATCGATTCGCCGTGTTTGTAGTAGGAGAGGTTCGCGATAAGAGTGGTGTGTATCGGAGTTTTGTTCCTGATACGATCGCTGCGTTCCAGGAAGCAGGCTTGCATTATTACAATGAGATGATACTGGTTAACAACATAGGTAGTCTGGCTATGAGAGCCGGAAAGCAGTTTAGTAATAGCCGAAAGATTGGTAAGCAGCATCAAAATGTGCTTGTATTCTATAAAGGGGATCTGAGTAAGATTAAGGAAAATTTTCCCGAACTTGATTTCTCGAATGATGATTTGTTTAAGGAAGATTGATAAATTTGGCGAATAACTAGAGAAAAGGATATTCGCCATGAAAATAAAATTATGTATGATTTATCGTGAGGTTTTAGCGAAGAGATTAGAACGTAAACGCAAGCAGTTTATGGAATTGGAGAGACAGATAAATAGTGAAGGTGTTTCTTCATCGGTGGATAAGCGCAAATATATTGAGTTGAAAGCTATCGTGAATGAATTGGAGAATTGCCTTGATATGGCGGATTCTATGTTTAAATTTAGTAAGGAAGAAAAAGGAGAGTAGTATTTAATGGCAAAGTATAGTCAAAAATTGGTGGATCGAATTTGTTCTCTTATTCGGGAGGATAGCTATACTATTGCCGAGATTTGTGATTTGGTCGGTATAAACAAGGATACTTACTATACTTGGATGAAAACAAAATCCGACTTTTCCGACTCTATAAAAAAAGCGGAAGACGCACGGATGCAATTCTTTGTTGCCGAGGCCCAGAAGTCTTTATTAAAGAAGATTCAAGGTTATGAGGTGGAAGAGTCGAAGATCACGTATGTCGATAGTGGTAAACCTGTGGTTGATGAGAATGGAAAAGAGAAACAGAAACCTAAGATCAAAGAGAAAACTATAGTCAAGAAGCATATCCAGCCGGATACCGCTGCTATTATTTTCACCTTGACAAATGGTAATCCAGATCGTTGGAAAAACAGGCAGGATTCTAACATTAGTGGGCTTACTCCCGTAAGTAAGTTTGAGGGGATGACCGATGAGCAATTAGAGGATTTTATCTATGGAGAAAAACAGAAGAGAGATATTGTTGTTGATGGCAGAGGCGGCGGATGTGCTGAGACGCCGGAAAGCGAAAAATGATTTTTGGTCATATTGTTTATATTATGACCCGAAATTCTTTTCCAGACGCTTATTTTTGAAACATGTGGCGGACGCTTTTACTCGTGTGTATGATTCTTATCAAGATGGTGTTATTCGCAGGTTGGCCGTTTCCATGCCGCCACGTGCCGGTAAGTCCTATATATCCTCGTTGTTCATCGCTTGGATGCTCGGTCACTTCCCGGAAGAGTCGGTCATGCGCAACTGCTGTTCCGATACGCTGTATAACAAGCTGTCTTACGACACGCGCGACATCGTCCGTTCTTCCCGGTTTAAGGAAATCTTCCCAGATATACAATTGCGTGGTGATAAACAGAACGTGCATGGCTGGAGCTTGGAAGCTGCCCGGCAGGTGAGTTACTTCGGGGCTGGTGTAGGCGGTACGGTGATCGGCTTCGGTGCTTCTATGTTGGCTATGACCGACGACTTGTATAAGAGTTTGGAGGATGCACTATCTGACACCAATAACGAAAAGGTCTGGTCGTGGAAGCAGGGAACGCATGATTCCCGTATCGAAGGGAATTGTTGCTCAATCGACATCGGTACCCGCTGGTCGGCTACGGACGTTCTCGGCCGTATGGAGGAAATGGGGAAATATGACGAAATTATCCGTATCGCCGCATTGGATGAGAACGATTGTTCTTTCTGCGAGGATGTACATACGACAGAGTATTACCATGAACTACGGGAGGAAACGGATGATTCCATTTGGTGTGCCGAGTATATGCAAGATCCAATCGAGGCAATCGGGTTGTTGTTCCCGAAATCGGAGCTTAACCGATTTAAATTGGCTGATATTGAGGGCAAGCAACCGGACGGTGTTATCGGAGCTACCGATGTGGCTGACGAGGGAGACGATGATTTCTGTGCTCCGATTGCCAAGGTATTCGGTACGAAGTATTTCATTACCGATGTGCTGTTTACGAAAGATAATGTCGAGATCACCGAACCGAAGTTGGTTTCCTTGATCCTTGATACTCGTTGCGACAATATGCGTATCGAGAGTAACAACGGTGGTCGCATATTCGCTCTCAATGTTCGTAAGGCCGTGAAGTCAAAGAACGAGAAATGTATCATTCAGGCGAAACCGACAACAGCCAATAAGGATACACGTATCTTGTTGAAGTCTGGTTGGATTAAGAAGCATTGTTATTTCTTGGAAGAAAGCGAGTATAAGAAAGGTTCGGATTACGACCGGTTTATGAAAGCTTTGACCAGCTATAAGAAAGAGGGTGGTAACAAGCATGATGATGCGCCGGATGGTATGACAATACTTGCCGAGAATGTAGAGTTTATTGGGTTGTGCAAGGCTAACTCTGTACGTCGGGTAGCAAGAGGACGATAATTGGCAAAATGAAAGTGTTTTTCTGATATTTGTGACACATGTTAGATAAAATCCCGATATTTTTCTGCCACATACTTGCGTTTTGATATGTGTTCTTGGTTTTTACATTTCAAAGTGAACTTGTTTATACTGGTCGTATTGACAGCGAAAAACTATTTGCTTTTATATTTTAGCATAAAACAATTATGCCAAGTATAAGCGAAATTCTTGCGAATGAAGATTTTGGGCAGGTAGTCAGTACGTTATGTGTCGATACGATTGAATACCGGGAACCAAGAGAATATTACAGAGAATACCACGGTGAGCGCCGGCGACGTAAAACCTCTGTCGGCTGGCGTGAACCGAAACGACTGAAGGTTTATTCGGAGACATTGAAAGATAAGAACGGGGAGCCGTTACGGCTGGAAGACAAGATTGTCGATGTGGCCCGTATCGTTACCAACTTTCCAAAGAAGGAGGTACGGACCTCTGTCGCTTTCCTGTTTGGCGGGCAAATGACGATTACAGGAACGGATCAGAACGATGGTTTTCTGGAGTTCAAGCGTGTATGGGAACGTCGGCTGAAGATGCAATCCGTACTGAAATCATTCGCACGCAAGGTACTTTCTGAAAGTAAGGCTGCTCTTGTGTTCTATCCGTATACCTCCAAAGGATTAGACGGCAAATTGATTACGGAGTTGAAGGTTAAGACGCTTTCTGTTCCTCGTAATGCAAATACCTTTTCTGAGTTTTATCCTCATTTTGATGATAACGACGATTTGGATGCTTTTATTCATCGTTACCAGATAAATTCTAACGGTATGCTCCGGAATAGTTGTACTATCTGGACAGCCGATAAGATTATAACAGCTACCGATGAGATGGGCGGCTGGGTAATAAAAGAGGTTCCCAATCTATTCGGAAAAATTCCGGTTGTGTATGCCGATATCTTCCAACCTGAATGGGACGAGGTTGCCGGTATCATGGATGCACGGGAAATGCGTTTGTCCCGTATGGCCGACACTAACGACTACTTTGCGGAACCAATCTTGAAAACATATGGAGATTCCGATTTACCTTCTAAGGAAGCAACTGGGAAAGACCTTAATTTCCCCATTAGGGTCGATGAAATGTCCGGCAAAGAGTATCATGGCGATGCGGACTATCTGACGTGGACCGGTTCCCAGCCATCTGTGGACAAAGAATTGGAAGAAACGAAGAATGAGCAATTTGCCGGTACTTCCACTCCGGACCTTTCCTTTGATAACTTGAAAGGTATCGGTAATCTGTCCGGTGTCGCCCGTAAGTTCATGCTGATGGATGCCACCATCAAGGCGAGCGAGAACATGGAGACGTTCGGACCGGTCGTACAACGTTGCGTGTCGGTAGTTTTGGCTGGGATATGCAACATTACCAATATTAAGTACCGTCCCCAATTGGTGAACAACCTGATCGATGTGGAATTTGGCTCTATCCTTCCGGAAGATTTGGCTGAAACCTTGCAAACGCTTTCTGTTGCCAATGGTGGTAAGCCGATCAACTCCCAACGCACGGTTACGGCTCATTCTCCTTTGACGGAAGACTTGGATGAAGAAATGAAGCTGATGGAGGAAGAGGAAGATACAGCAGCGCAACGCAATAATATGATCGGCTTAACAATGGGATATGGAGAATGAAAGAACTATCATTTCATGAGCGACAATTCCTGCAATGTCTGTTCCGGCAACAAGGTAGCATAAAGTATTCGTTTGACGAGTTTGTCCGTAGGGTAGGACCTCTTCTGGCTAAATGGTCGGATCATGGCGGTGACCGTGTATGGATAGGCAACGCTACCATAGAGAAGCAAATCGAACGTCTGTTGGATGACCTGCATACGCAGCTCGTAAGCAATATATCCAATACAGTTACCGATGTATGGAATTTAGGCAATAGGAAAGCGGATGAACTGGTAACAGGTTATATCAAGGATATGGCCATATCCAGTACGTTGAAGGATAAGATGTTTTCCAGAAGTGCAGATGCGCTGAATACCCTGTTGAAACGTAAGGATGAATTTGGTAAAACCATATCCTCCCGTGTCTGGGATATAACGGACGGAGCTATGGATAATCTGGAGTATTATCTTTCTTCGGGTTTGTCTTCCGGCCGTCCGGCTGCGTTGATCAGCCAAGATATACGGCAATTACTAAACGAACCCAACCGTCGTTTCCGCCGTGTAAGGGACGCGAATGGCAAATTGGTCCCATCCCAGCCGATGAAAGATTATCATCCGGGGCAGGGTATTTATCGTTCATCTTATAAAAACGCCCTTCGACTAGCAGCAACGAAAACAAACGAGGCTTTTCGAACTGCCGATTATGAACGTTGGCAGAATATGGACTTCGTGATCGGTATAGAGGTGGAACGTTCACCAACGAATCACGGTCCGTGTCCTGTGTGTGACGCCAAGGCTGGCCAATACCCGAAGGATTTCAAGTTTACAGGATGGCACCCGTTTTGTATTTGCATATCTACGCCGATTATGATGGATCATGAGGAGTTCGCTGAATGGTTACTGGGTGATGGAAAGCCAAAGGATTCGATTAATGTAGCGTCCGATAAAGTGAGATTTAAGGAGATCAAGGAAAAGGCTTCTTTATTAAAACAAACTGTTATTCGGAATAAAGATTTTCGGAAAGATATACAGATTACCGGTCGTGGTATAAAAGAGTGGTTGAACCAGCCACATAAATATTACGAGAAAAAGAATGAAATGCTTTTGGATATAGCTTCTGTGATAAAGGATGCGGAATATATTGGTTGCGGAAATGATAAGCATGGATATAATGCTATTGTTCATTTGTTTGAGACAAAAGTGGAAAACGAAAAGTCTTGGATTCTTGTGAAAGAGCAGGCGGATGGTAGCACATCGTTATATAGTATCTCTGATAGCATAAATATATTGAGATTATTGGAAAAGAAGAAAGGCGATTCATAA